AGAGTCTTGGCCCCAAGAGAGTTGACCCCACGTTCCTCGACCCCAACCAGAGAGAGGAACGATAATATCAGTCATTAGGCTATCCGAATAATCGCGTTACTTGCGTCTGCTGTAGGAAAAACAACAGTAAATGTTCCATTACTTGCTGTTTTGTCTGCACCAAAATCTAAAACAACTACAGAAGGGTCTCCTGACGCACTGTCATTAAACACTAAAGCTCCACGAGCCGTAAAACTAGCAGAAGACCAAGAGGAATCTGCAAAATCTGTAAGGGCCGTAGTTCCAGAAGTTGTAGGATCAACTCGCGTCAAAGTATTACCCTTGGCAGAGTATGCACTACCAGCAGTGTTGCTAATCTCATTACTTGTAGTGTAAGCAGTGGTAGCTGCGGTAAAAGACGCACTATTCGTGTATAGAGCAAGTTGAAAAGTGCTTCCCCCGCTATTTAAAAAGTTGTGCTTGGCCTCAAGAAGCTCTTTCTTAAAGCTCGTACACATGAAGTTACCTGAAAAGGCCATGTCACAATCTCCTTATGAGTGATGCAAGCTCTGGATGTCCTGCGTCGGTTAATGCATTATATACAGTAGTTCTGTCATTTTTAACAGCTTCCGTTAAATAAAACTCTACTAATTTAACTATTTGAGTTTTAAAAGCACGGGCCTGCTCTTGTATTGCAGGATGCGCGTTGTTTGAAACGGAAATAATTTTGTCCGCGCAACGTTCAGCAATTTCCTCTGGCGTAAAACCGCGGCCCTCGGAAGTGTGTACGTTTACGGCAAAATTCTCTGAAAGACCTATATCTAAAGCCGGAAGATTCATTGTTTAGGTCTCCTTACTACTCCAGTGCGGTATTCATCCGTCACTTCTTTTGACTCACCAAGACCTTTCAAGCCCATAATGGACTCCATAAATCTTTTTTCGTAGAGAGCCATCATGTCTGCATCACCCTTCATATAAGTATAACCTTCGACCAAACTGCCATATAACATTGCAATAGAAGCGTTTTCACTTAGCCATGTTGTGCCGCTACTTGCCAAACTTGTTAAACTTGCTGGTCTGTAATAGTAATGAAGTTCAACACTATAACCTGAATTTGGCGTGGGTCCTATAATAAAATTATTTATATCAAAAACACCATAAAAACGCGGGTCTCCCGTAGTAGCAGGATTTGGGTTGAAAGATTGTACAAAATCAGTGTCTTTAAAATCTAAAAACACAGAGTTGCTACTTGAATCTACAAAAGCCAAAGAAAAGGGTGCTAAAAAATCACTTGGACAAGCTAAAAACTTGTTTGAACTAGACATTGTTCCCGAAACATTTTTTCTAAAAAGACTTAATTGAACACTTTTTAAAATACGTTCCTCCGCCTGTTTTATAAACACAGGTAAGTTATTTACAAAAGAAGTTTCCGTATTGTCCGCGTAGTCCTGTATTGCTTGTTTTAATTCTGAATATGTAAAGCTCATGTTATGGTCACCGTCACTTCTCCTAAACCAGTAGTTCCTCTGGGAACAGGCGTTAGGCTAGGAGCTTCTACTAAAGGAAGCCCAATATAAACATCAAAAGGTTCAACACTGTCGGGTCTTGCGTCTTGAAGAGATTCCGGGTCGTTAACTTTTCTAAAAGGACCTAGTTGTGGTTGTTTAGGCTCAAACTCATCTGGACCAACAAGAAGACCGTTCCATTCTTTCCGCATATCCTTATACCGATACCGGAAACCAGATCGGTCAGAGATAGCGTAAGAATTTTTTCCAGATGCAAACTTTGCCATTAGTTTGTCCTATAATACTGATAGTTTGGAACAACATTGAAAGAGGACCTATCACGATCTTCTGTAGCAGCACGATCAAATTCTTCTTCGTACATTGCTTTAAGCATTTGAACGCGGTTTGGGGCTCTTTTTAGAGCAATATAGTAAGCTAAACCCGCAGCTAAACAGGGATAAAACCTAAAAGGAAGGTCCATAGTATTAGTGTATATGTCAGCGTCGTCCATTCGTGTCAAAGCATTGTAGTATATTACATCTGTAGAATTATCTGGAACGGGCCAAACGTTTAAAACAGGGGTAAGTTGCCTGTCTAAGAAAAACTGGTTAACTCTTCCCTGAGTTGTCTTGTTGGGTATTGTTAAGTAACCATCTCTACTTAGCCGGGTTAGCGAGTAATCAGTTCCGTCCCGTTGAACCACAACAGACAAAATATCTATAACGTCCGCCCCTAAGTCATAGTTGCCGTCTGCCTGAACTGTTGTAAGAGTTCGTTGTTTTATAGTCCATTGGTTTAGGCCGCGATTAGCCCACTCTGCTAACAAAAGATTAAGGGAACGTTTTGCTGATTTTAAGTCATAACCCGTGCGAACTTCTAAGCCGCAACGTTCAAAAGCTTCTTCGACGTATTCAGCTACATCTAGTTCAAAATCTTTGCTACTTGAAACAGCCATTTTATTCCTCGTTGTAAAGGTTATCAAAAACCTTGTTAACATCTAGTGTGTAGTCTAACTCAGATTTTGAATAATGTATATGCTGAGATGGCTTGAAGTCAGGAGCGCCTTCTCCTGTTTGAAACCATGCAGGGTGTGTTACGCGCACACGGTTATTAGGTAACGCAACAATATTACCCGTCCATTCTCCTGCATCTAACAGTTGAAGAACGTGATTTTGTTTGTGTTGTGCCGGATCATCAGCGATTTCACTCTCAGTATAATCTACTGTAAATAAATACTTTGCTGGATGCATTTTACCATCTATTTTAGCCATCCAAGGACATGGGGTGGTCCTATCCATAACATAAACAGAGTTATAATGAGAAGCACAGTCCCAAGGTTGTGCATCATATGTTTCCATTGGTTCTGGCCATTCTTCTAATGGAATGTCGGCAACAAGTGCAGTTATTGGCATACGAGCCCACATAGCTCCACCGTGTACGGTGTCTTCTTTATCTCCTTCTGCCTCACTTCCAGTAAAAATTACTTGAAAACTTAAAGATCGGTTTGGTATTGTTGTTACACCAATGACCATAGCATGAAGAAATTCGCCGTGATATGCCTCATGGTTATGAGTATATTCACGACGAACCCATGCCTTGAAATAAGGAATATTGCTATGTAAATATGCCATCTATACGTTAAACAACTTTTTTGCCTAATGCTTTAGCGGCTGACCTAAGTTGAGATAACGTCATTGTAGGGCTTCCGCCTTTTGACATACGCATTACTTTTTTACCGCCAGCGGCTCCACCTTTAGACATGCGGCGAACTTTTTTACCGCCAGCGGCTCCACCTTTAGACATCTTCTTAACCTTACCACCACTTCGGTAGCCTTTGCTTTTCATCTTCTTTTTCATGATACTGATCCTTTTGTTTTTTTACGTTTACGGCCTAAAACCACTCCACAACCTCTGGCCACTACGCTTCCGGGAGGAGTGTTACCCCGAAAAGGTCTCTTCGCTTTTGTCACAGAAGGATCTCCACCTCTGGACATGTTTTTAACGGTAGCAGCTTTTGTATTTTTTACAACTTGTTGACCCTTAGAGCCTGCTCTTTTCTTTTTTGCAGCCGTAGCTTTGCGCTGGGCTTTAGTAAGAGACCGAGCTTTACTTGCAGGAAGGCATCTATCCGGATTTTTCTTGTCTTTCGACGTACCGCAAGGGCCTTTTATAGAGCCGTCAGAGCCTATTCTAACCCAATTCTGGTCGCGCCACTTCTTTAGCTCGCCCATTTACTTCTTTCCCTTGCTTTTCTTAGCATAGTTAGGGTCTTTGCAGTATTTAGATGCCGCCATGTTTGCATAAGCACTGGGATATGTATCAAAAGTTCTTTTGGCCCATGCTTTTCCAGAAGGGCATATCTTACTGCCCTTAGACTTCTTTGAAGCGGATCCACCATTTTTAAAGTAGCTTAAACCTCTAGGCATAGCGACTTTTTTGCGAGGTGAAGTAGTGGTTTGTTTGTTCATTTGACTACGACTCATTGCCATTTTAACACTTCCATCTTTTACGAGCTTGGCGCAAACGACTGTTTGGATCTTTTGCAGCCTTTGGAAACTTTTTCATCTGACCCAGAGAACGAGCGCAATAAGACTTACGCCGCTTTGCTGCTGCGCTACCTTTTTTAACCTTACCTGTAACAGCCGTTTTTAATTTAGATCCGGGGTTTTTTCTCCGGTAAGCTTTAACGCCCTCTGCGGTCATTCCCGCCCCTTTTTTAGTGGGCCGAAAATTCTTTTTATTTCGCGCAGGCATTTCACCCTTGCTGGTTTTTTTACTAGGCCTAGCCATACTTTTTACGCATATACAAAATGATGGTATATGTGTCTGCGCTCGTATGACCTATGGTTGTAAATTGAATATCTCCGGTTTTGCCACTTCCCGCGTTGTTAGTTAAGCCACCAAACACGGTATAATCATGAGAGCCGCTTTGATTTTCACCAAGCTCAATGCAAAATGCGTCTGTAGTTGCATCCCACAAGATTTGAACCTTCATGCCAATACATTGCCACCAAATACGCTC